CGGCAACGCCGGAACAAAGAACCGGCGCTCGCGGTGGTTCCTGAGCATGAAATCCCCAAGCCACCTAAGCGGATGCTCAAGGTGACACGGGACGAGTGGAACGTTTACTGGGACTCTGATGTGTCGAAGGTCACGCAACCTAGTCACCTCCCGGTCGTTAAGCGGCTGTTCACTTTACGCGACGAACGGGAGCGGGCTTATCGCTTGTTGCGGAAAGAGGGTCGCGACTGCAAAGGGTCTCAAGGTCAGTTAGTGCAACACCCGATGGTCAAATACATGGCCGATTGCGACAAGGAAATCGACAAACTCGAGGACCGGCTAGGGCTGTCACCTCGTGCGATGCTGCAGATGGGAACCACTTTTTCTGACATGATGAAATCGTTCGACGATAGAAACCGAGATTTTGAAACCGATGAAGACGAAGACCCGCGTCTCCAAGTCTCGTAAGAAGCCACCGGTCGAGCTGACGCCGACACTCGGTCCGTATGTGTGCCGGTGGATCGAGGCGAACCTGGTACATGCCGAGGGTGATTATTTCGGCCAGCCGTTCAAGCTCCGGCCGTGGCAGAAGCGGTTTATCTACCGTGCGTTTGAGCTCAACCCGGACGGTAGCCGGAAATACAGCCGTGTCGTGTTGGGTCTTCCGAAGGGTAATGGAAAAACTGAAATGGCCGCGGCGCTCGCGTGCTGCGAACTGGACGGGCCGGTGATCGTGAAGGGTTGGTCGAAGGATGGAAGGCCGATACCCGGGCGACGGCTAGCGCCGGACATTCCCGTTGCTGCGGCCTCGTTTGACCAGGCCGACCTACTCTTCAGTGCGGCGTGCACGATGATCCGGGAGGGCCCGCTCTCCCGCTACTTCGATGCATTCGACACAGAGATCACCCCGAAGACTGGGCCTGGGCGGATGTACCGTGTGGCGGCCGTTGCGGGCACTAACGACGGCCGGCGTCCGACGTTCTTCCTGGCCGACGAGGTGCACGAGTGGGTCGGTAATAAGGAACGTGTGTTCCTTGTAATCTCCAACGGTCGTGCGAAGCGCGCGGATTCGTGGGAGCTCGCGATCTCAACGGCCGGCTGGGACATGGCATCACTGCTCGGCCGGATGTACAAGCACGGGAAAGCCGTGGTGATCGGTGAAGAGAAGGACCCGACACTCCTCTTCGAGTGGCACGAACCATCCGACGACGAGCTCGACATCTCCGACGAGGCTGCACTCAGGGCAGCGATAGCTGAATCCAACCCCGCAGCTGGGGACTTCCTGCCAATCGAGAACGTGGTCGCACGAGCTCGGGAGATTCCGGAATTCGAATTCAGGCGATACCACCTGAACCAGTGGGTGAGTGCCCCTGACCGGTGGTTACCGCAGGGCGCTTGGGAGGGCCGTGTTCTCGATCGAGAACCACCACCGGACGGGGCTGACATTGTGCTCGGCTTCGATGGTTCCTACTCTGGCGACTCCACGGCCATTGTCGGAGCAACCGTCGAAGAGATTCCACATCTTTTCGTGGTCAACGCCTGGGAGCGGCCGGACGGAGCCAAGAACTGGCGCGTCGATATTCCCGACGTCGAACAGGAGATCCGGAACGCCTGCGGTCGCTGGCAAGTGCACCAGGTGGGATGTGATCCGTTCCGCTGGCAACGCTCATTAGCCGTGCTCGAGGAAGAGGGCTTTCCGATCATCGAATGGCCAACCCACACGACGAGTCGTATGGTGCCGGCGTGTGCGCAGTTCTACGACGCGGTGGTGAACGAGGGCGTGACGCACGATGGAGATGAGCGGCTGTCGAAACACGTCGCCAACGCGATCGTGAAGATCGACTCTCGCGGGCCGCGTATCACGAAGGACCACAAAGACTCTGAGAGACACATCGATTTGGCCGTGGCCGCGGTGCTTGCATACGACTTGGCGGTCAGGGCATCGAGCGACGAAGGGGCATGGAGGCCAATATGAGAACGGCATTCACCGGATTACGTCGACTACTCACGACGCCGATCGGCCGGGGTAACGGGAAGGAAGCCAAGGCGCTCACTGCCATGCAGCACAGCGGGCAGTCCACGTCGTTCTTCCACGCTCTTCTGCCGGCCACGAACGTCGATTTCAAGGCTGAGGTGGGTGACGGCTACGGGTCCTCGGTCCTCGCTGCGCCACTCAACTGGCTTATGCGCACGTTCCCAGAGGCAACGCCACTGGTCGAGCGATTAACGGAAGAGGAGTGGCAGGAGGAAAAGAAGCACGACCTCACCGAACTCCTGAGACATCCCAATCCGTTCTATGGTGGCCGGACTCTCTGGATGGCCACGATACTCGACTTTGCGTTTGGCGAGGCGTTCTGGCTTAAGATCCGAAACGAGGCCGGTAAGGTGGTGCAGGTTTGGTGGGTGCCACGGGGAACAATGGAACCCAAGTGGCCTAATGACGGGAAGACATTCATTAGCCATTACAACTATCGCCCACTCGGTGGCATCTCGAGCGCAGAGCCGATCGACGTGAAAGATGTGGTGCACTTCCGGTTTGGCATAGATCCAGAGAACACGAGGCGGGGGTTCTCTCCTCTCGGTTCACTCTGGCGGGAGATCGCGACGGATGACCAGGCGGCCAACTTCACTGCCTCGATTCTACGGAACCTCGGCATCATCGGTGTCGTGATCTCACCGAAAGAGAAGTCAGGTGGGGCACGGAAGGAAGACGTCCAGGCAACCAAGGAATATCTGAAGAAGCACTTCACCGGCGACAAGCGGGGTGAGCCTCTAGCGCTTGGATCGCCAACCGACGTCAACGTCATGCAGTACAACCTGCAAGGGTTCGACGTGAGCCCGATCAGGGACGTGAGCGAGGAGCGGGTTTGCGCTGCGCTTGGGATCCCCGCGGCCGTGGTCGGGTTCGGGACAGGCCTCCATCAGACTAAGGTCGGCGCGCCGCAACCCCTTTCGGCCCGGCTGTGGGCACCAACAGGCCCAACCACGATGGGAGTGATCAGTGAAGGTGATCTAGTTTCTACCCCGTCAGGGTGGCAGCCAGTCCAGGCCGTCTACCCACAAGGAAAACAGGACATCTACCGCGTCACGTTTCAGGACGGCTCGACAGTGGAATGCACAAAGGACCACCTGTGGGACGTGCAGCCCCCGAACGAACGGCGGCGGATAGTCCTGCCGTTGAACGAGATCGCTAAATATCCTTTCTGGAAACTGCGGAGGACTTTCGTTCCACTTCAGGGCGTCACGGAGTTCGAAGAACAACCGACACTCATTCCACCATACGTAATGGGGCTCTTGCTCGCTGACGGTTCATTCCGCGCCAATCTATTCTTTGCGAACGTCAATTCCGAGATCGTCGAACACGTGAGAAGTGAGGTGGCGGTCGGTTACGACCTCACGCAAACACAACCGCACAACTACCTAATCTCCTACCGAGACCATGCGCGTGGCCGGGGTATCGGGAACGGGAGTGGTGACATAAACCCATTCAAAGATGAGATACGTCGCCTCGGACTGTGGAATCTATATTCCCACGAGAAGTTCATTCCGGAGTGCTACAAGTACAACTCCAGCAAGGTGCGCCGAGAATTATTGAGAGGTCTGCTCGACGGGGATGGTTATGTGAACCTGCACGGGCAGCCTGCAATCGAACAAACCTCGAGTCGGCTGGCCAGGGACGTTACTGAGGTTGTTCAGTCGCTTGGCGGGTACGCGCTGCAGAGCCTCAAACGGGCAGACCGACGTGTACGATTCATCAAGGGTCACCGTTTTCAATCGCGTCACGACCGCTATCACTTAACCATCGTTATTGAGGACGGGCCAAGCCTCTTCCGGTGTGCTGAAAAGCGGGAGAGGTGCCGCCGGAGAACAAAGCCCGCCACGCGGAAGTTCCGATCGATTGATTATGTGCGCCAAGAAGAGGCGCAGTGCATCGCCGTCAACGGCGGACTCTACTCAACCGACAACTTCATCGTGACGCACAACACGATGAAGGAGATGCGCCAGCTGGCATGGACCGGCTGTGTCATTCCCCTACAGGAGATCATCGCGGACGAGTGCGACCGGTCACTGATTCCCGAATTCGAAGGTGGCGACAGCCATCGCTTAAGGTTTGACGCCTCAAAGCTGCGGGCGTTGTGGGAGGATGACAACGAGAAACATGACCGGATCCGCAAAGACGTGCTGGCGGGAATCATCACAGTGAAGCAAGCACAGCAACTCCTCGGCTATTCAATCGACGACGAGCGAGATGTGTATCTACAACCAGTCAACCTAATCCAGCTCCCCGATGGATCGCTGGGAAGCGCCGCACAGCAGGAAGGAGCACCTCAGAATGCCGAATGATCAGCTGAATCTCAAGGATCACGCAGAGCGGAAGGGCCTCGAGCTCAAGATCACCGATGCCGATAAGGGTGAGGTTGAAGCCGTATTCAGCACCTTCAATGTGATCGACCACGACGGAGACGTGCTGCTGCCTGGCGCTTTCGAAGATGGAGCCAAGGTGCGCATCTCCGCGTACGGCCACAAGTCTTGGTGGGGCGAACTACCTGTCGGTAGGGGCACCATCCGAGCCGAGAAGGACAGGGCTGTCCTGGTCGGTCAGTTCTTCCTGTCTACTGAGGGTGGTAAGGAAACCTTCGAAGTGGTCAAGCAGATGGAGGAACTCCAGGAGTGGAGCTATTCGCTTGACGACGTCGAGACAGCATTGGTGTCCGACCTTCCCGAAAATCTCCAGGGCGCGAATCGTGCGATTCGGAAAGTGAAGGTGTTCGAGGTGTCGCCCGTGCTCGCCGGCGCCTCGATCGGCACGGAGACGTTGAGTGTGAAGGAGCAGGGGCGTGACGGGGAGCCCATGAAGAAGGACGAGACATCAGAAGCAACGCCAGGGGCCCTAACTGAATTCCTGAAATTTCACAAGACGATCGCGGGGTAGCGGTGAAACTGTGGTGCGAGCAGTGCAAGAAGTATCTCGGTGAGTCCAAGCGTGACCTCGAGTGCGTAGGCAGTTTCAAGCCTGCGGTGTTTGCGGATGCGGTAATCTCAGGGCCAAAGGACTCGCACCTCTGCAAGTGCGGACGTCTGAACATATTTGTGGACAGCAACGACGTGAAATTATTCAGGGACAGGGGGCGACGTATAGCGGCGTAGTTGCGTATCAGATAGGGCTTTCCTATCTTGTGAAAGACAACTGAATCACAAGGGCCGCCAGATGGCCAGTCGTAAGTGCGAACCAACGCACCGGCTGGCCTTTTCTATTGGACATCGTCGGTGCACAACAAGGAGCCGACGATGGCAAAGCTGAAAGAAAAGCAGGACGAACTGGCCGCCAAGCAGGCCAAACTGCACGAGGTCTTCGCAGAAGCCGGCGAGGATATGGACTTTGAGAAGGTTAAGTGCCTCGATGGCACCACGGCCGAGAAGGTCGTCAAAGTCCAGGAGATGAACCAGGAACTCACCGACATCTCGAAGGAAGTTGACGGGCTCATCGAGTTCGTGAAGATGAGCGGTGACGTGGACGGGCTCGGCGAGAGAATTAAGTCACGTAACACCGAGCCCGCCGGCGCGCCCTCCCTCCCTGGTGGAGCCCCACCCGCAGAGCAGCAGAAGTCTCTCGGTGAACTCATCACTGGCTCGCCTGCGTTCAAGCAGTACAAAAAGACCGGATCGCCAGCCAGCTGTCTTGTCGACGGATTCACCGTAGGACAGACCAAAACGCTGTTTCAGACCTCCGCCGGCTGGGCTCCTGAGTCCACTCGCATTCCCGGCCTGGTCATCCCGGCGGTCACGCGACCAATTCAGGTGCTCGACATCATACCCGACGGCAAGACCGAGATGGCCGCCGTCGTCTATATGGAGGAGACCACCCGCACACACGCCTCTGCGGAGCGTGCCGAGAACGCCAGCTACGCCGCATCGGAGTTCGCGCTCACCGAGCGGAGCTCGACGGTTCGTTCGATCGGGACTTCGATCCCCGTGACCGACGAGCAGCTCGAGGATGTCGCAGGCGTGCAGTCCTACCTCGAGAACCGGTTGATCTTCGGCAACCGCCAACGGCTCGACGGCCAAATTCTGACCGGTAACGGCGTTGCCCCGAACCTCGACGGCATTCTCAACGTCAGCGGCTTGCAGAGTCAAGCTCTGGGTGCCGACTCGGTGCCGGATGCGGTCTACAAGGCCATGACTCTGGTACGTGTCACCGGCCGCGCATTCCCCAACGCCGGCGTTTTCCATCCCAACGACTGGCAAGCTGTGCGCTTGCTCACCACAACGGACGGCATCTACATCTGGGGCTCTCCCGCCGAGGCCGGCCCGGAGCGCATCTGGGGTATTCAGGTCGTGCAGTCCGACGCAATCACCGAAAACACTGCACTCGTCGGCGACTTCGCGAACTTCTGCCAGCTGTTCGAACGGCGCGGCATGGAAGTGAAAGTCGGCTACGTGGACAACGATTTCGAGGACGGGCGCCAGACGATTCGCGCCGGATTCCGGGTGGCGTTCGCGGTCTACCGCGGCGCGGCATTCTGCGAGGTCACGGGAATCTAAGGGCAGCGTAGCCAACACACATGATCAATGGAGCCGGGCCTGAGTAGGCCCGGCCACTCATAAGGAAAGGGTATTAAAATGGGAGTACTAACAGGCAATCGACTGCAAGGAGCCTATTCTCCTTCATGGCAGAACGAGGGTCCGCCCTCGAGCGGCACGTCCGGCACGCTCGCGGGCTACGCGCAGAAAGGCGACTGGCTCAGAGACGTCACCAACTCCGTGCTGTACATCAACGAGGGGTCAAAAGCCTCTCCGTACTGGACGCCCATCGGGTTCGACCAGGTGACACTGTTCGGGGTGCACACGGATTTCCGCGATCAGGTAGGTCAGGCGGTAGCGACTACCGACGCAGAGGGCATTCTCGCGGGGTCAGGGCTCAGGGTGTTCGGTCAAGGTCTGGCCGAGACCGACTCGGGTCTAGTGGCTCAGGCGGCTGGAGAGGGTGGCATCGCCGGCCGGATCTGCACAACGAACGAATCGGCCCATCTCATCGCGATTGGGATGGATGCCGGCGTCATGCAGCCCGATCAACACGCAGGGCTTGTGATCGACGTTGTGCTCACCAACGTCACCGCAATCACTGACCGCGCAATGTTCCTCGGGTTCCTCGGTACCGCAGCCGATGCGCTCGATCCGGCCGTCACAGGTGCGACAACGGTGGCCACGTTGGTCCAGGACGATCTGGCGGGGCTGTGGTTCGACTCCGGGCTTACCGACGCCGATCGGATCTACGCCGTCCACAACAAGTCGAACGAGGCCGCCACTCAGAACCTCGCGACCGATGGCGACACTTCAGTCAACATCGCGGCAGCCGCCACCTACCAGCGTCTCCGGGTCGAGATCAACGCCGACGGCGACATGCTGGCGTTCATCGACAAGGCCCAGGTCTACTCGAAGGCCGATGCGCTGGACGCCGACGAAGAGGTGGCGCCGGTGCTGTACCTGGAAGCCAACGCAGCCGCCATCAAGAGCGCGGACGTCAAGCGTTTCGCGGCCTGGGCCTGCAGATAATGGCTCTCGTGGTTACGTCCTTGAAAGACCAGGCGGGACGGAGCCAATGGGTTGCCAGTCAACGGTTATACCTCACGGCCGACAGGTCGAAGGTGGTCGAGGCCGGTGACCCGGAGGGCCGGTTCCTCCTGGTGAGCGCGGGGAAGAGTATCCCCCGCGACCGGGCTGAAGAGTTGGGTCTATTGGCGACGGAAGCGGAGCCAAGGGCTGAGAACTCTGAGCCTGAAGTGAATGAGCTGGAACCCGAACAGAAGGAACAGGAAAAACCAGAGGACAAGCAGCGGGAGAAGCCCGCAGACAAGTCCCGATTCAAGCGCAAAAAGAAGTAGGGATAGATGCCCGAACTGGTTGCCGTCGACGAGCTGAAGGACTTCCTCTCTGTCACAGGGGGTTCTGACGACCAGCTGCTTACCGATCTCCTCGAGCACACTGAAGATCTGTTCGAGAGTGAGGTGGGCAGGACGGACGCTCCGCTCGCGGCGGCATCCACGGCCAGGACAGAAGTACACGATGGCACCGGGTGCGCGGATCTCTTCCTCGACTACCCGATTTCTGACGTCACAACCGTGAAACTCGGCTACGACTCGAGCGATCCCGCTGAGACCTTGGATCCCACAGACATAGATAAACTAACGTTCGGCGCTGGCGGCCGGAGACTCACACGGACGGACGGTGGCATCTTCGGGCTCACTGGGAAAAAGCGGTATGTACATGTCACCTACGATCACCAGGATGACCTACCCGGGAACGCGAAGCTGGCCATTCTGCGTGTTGTGGCACAGGTCTACCGGCAGCGGGGATCCGAAGACGCGAAATATGAGAACGTGGGTGGATACGTCCACAACCTGTCTCATCTGATTGCAGAAGATCCGATCTGGCAGCGTGCAGTAGCTGCGAACCAGAGGACGGTGCTGGCATGAGTCTTCTGGGGTTCGCGACCGTGAACGGTACGGAGGCCACGTTCCGCCGGGTAGCACTTGGTGATGTCGATGTCGAGGCCGGCACACAGGCCACAACCAACACCGATCAGACCGTTCACCTGATCAACCTGATGGCTGAGGCTGGCGAGACGGCGGACATCGACGTGAATGAGCGGAAATATCGCCTGGTTGCGAGTGAGATCACTGGCGCCGCCCCGGACACGGAAGGCCAGATCATCATCAGTAGTGTCACCTACGAGATTGTCACCGCAAAGCCTGTCGAGAAGCGCGGCGTCGTGCAGTTCTACAACCTCCTGCTCCGGAGGGTCGCATGACACTTCAGCGCTTCGACTGCCCTGACTGTGGGAAGTTCCTCGGGCGTACAGATGGGAGCGTGCTCGAAACCAAGTGCGCGAAGTGCATGAGGGTGGTTGAGGCTGTGCCGCTCGAGCTCCAGCTGACTCTCGAGTGCGCTGTCTGTGGTCGACGCCGTTCATACGAAAAACCCGCAGCTCGTCCCTGTGTATGTGTGGCCTGCGGCAGCCAGTCGCTAAGGCCCGTCACACCATTGAGGCCCGCCGAGGCCCTACAAACCGAGATGGTGAGTAGTGGCCGACAAAGTCAGCTGTAGACTCCAGACCGGCAATTGGGACCGGTTTCTCGACGGCATGAAGGACGCCGCTGTCGGGCAAGGTGGTATGGTCGCGCTCGCGCTTGTGGATGTGGCCGACGACGAAGCACTGCCCTCCATCCGAGACAAGACTCCTTTCAAGACAGGGAGGGCTAGGCGCGCATGGAAACGCGGCCCAGTAAAACTCGGTCGACGTCCACACCTCAACATCATCAACAGGGAGCCATACGTTCGCCTGCTCGAGTATGGAACGCTCGGACGTAGGAAGAAGAAACTCAAAGAAGACACGCTCTCACGGCGCAGGCAAAAGGTTGATGTGATAGATCGGCGGTCGAAGAAGAAAAATAGATTAAAAGATCTTGGCGCTTACTCTATATCCCGCCAGAAACGGTTCGAAAAACTGTGGGCGTCTAAGGGTGGAATCAAGCCAATGCGTATGGTGGCGCGCACGATCAGGGAGCTGAAGGCTAAGAACTTAGTACCCCTCGCACTTCAGAAGCGCATGAAACAGAGCGTGGTGTCGCTTAGACGTGACGTGAGGCGGGCTCGTGGCTGGTGAGACCAAGAACGTTGAGAAGTCGATCAACGATCGCGTTGATGACCAACTCGGTACACTCTCGATCCACTACTACGGCACTGAGTTCGATTCTGATGGGGTTACCGAGTGGATCGTCGTTGAAGAGCCGGACTACAGCTCACGACCAGTGCGCTCCGGAGAACGGGACGAGATCTGGACGGTGTCGTTCAACTGCTACGCTCGCACGGGACCAGGTGGTGAAACGATCTACCGGGCAGCCGAGCTCGCCGACCTGGTGCTAGCCGCATTCAGTCAACACGATCTGGCAATTCTAAACTGGGCTTCAGAGGCGGACACGAAGCCCACGCTGTTTCATCTGCGGTTCGATGAGGGTGAGGTCGCAGCACTCGAGCCACCAGAGGACGCTGGGAAATTCACCATGCAGCGAAACGTCACGTTTAGTGCGCTGCTGATTGGATAGGAGACCGACATGCTCGTTTGGGTTCAACTCACAGGCCGGAAGATCCGGCAATCGCCTAGGGCTGCGCACCGGATCGTTGAGTCGGGTGTCGGCCAGATCACGGATCCGGATTCCAAAGCTGTGTACGAAGAATGGCTCAAAAGCCAGAAGCCCGCTTCGACGGATACCGCTCCCGAGAAGCCATCAGTGAAGGCGACGAAGCGGACAAGGAGAAAGAACAATGCCAGTACGTAAACTGAAAGACGGCACAATCAAGATAGCCGACGCCAGCGGAACTGGTGGAGGCAATGTCATCACCGTCGACCTCGAAGACGGCGGGTTGTCTTGGAACGAGAAGACCCCAATCAACATCATCAAGGATCGGGGCGTCCTCGACCACGCGCGCCTTGCAGACGAGGAGCCCGTCGACATCTCGCTCTCGATGAAGTTCCAGAGCCTCTCGTCTCACGCAGCCATCACGCCATACGACGCAGTAACGCAGGCCGGTGGTGCGTCGGCGTGGGTATCGGACGAGCCGGACTCAGACGTGTACGCAGTCATCCTCGAACTCACGATCGCGGATCCGGCTGGCGGCGCGAGCGAGGTGATCACGTTCGCGCGGGTCTGCATTGAGAGCATCGACACAGCGGAAGGCGACGAGTACAACACGCTCAGTATCTCCGGGCGCTGGTGATGGCACATTGACCATTAAATCGGTTGACGCCACACCGAAGACGAAGGTGGTGGACTTCGTCGACGGTGGTCTCTCGTGGACTGAGCGCAGGACTCCACCTGTCATCCATCGGGACCGCGGGGCCCTAGATCATGCGAGGAAAGGTGCGGACGAGACACTGACCGGCCAGTTCTCGTTCCGCTACCAGGATGACGACATACGCGACACACTCGTGAACCTCGACTTCGCCGGAGTCGCCGGAGCGAACTGTTACGCCCAGAAGCTCTATGCTGGCTGGGTGGATCCGGAGACGGACGCCACCGTGCTGGCCGAGGCCACGATCTTTGGTCGCACCCTCAAAACTGGCGATGTGATCGGGGGATCTACTGCAGTCGACACGGCGGTCAAGAGTGTGAACCTGCTGTTCACTGTCGCCGACCCCGCCGGTGGATCATCCGAGAACATCCTGTTTATGGCTTGTCACGTGAACGATGGCGCCTTTGATGAGGGCGACGAATACAACACTTGCACGGTGAGCTTCGAGAGCCCCGTGAAGCAACCACATACGTACTAGGAGGCTCTGATGGCCGCAACACCAAAGACGTTTACGGATGGCTCGACCGATCTGGACGAAGCTAATCTGAACCTGTTCGTCCGCGGCGGGAAGCTACAGGTCAAGATCAACTATCTAACCCTCCTATTCACCGCGTCAACAAACGTTGTCACGGCCTATAGTGGGACTGATTCCGACGGCGAAATAGTCGACGGGGATCTGAGTTGGAATGCAGGGGAGACGCGGGTGGATGTCGTGTTAAGCGGCTTCTCGACCAACCCGGTCGTCCTTGCGACAATCCAAAGCAACGGCTCAACAAACGTTGAGAAAGTGCACGTCCAGCCGATGTCCGGTGGGGCGGCCGCATACTTGAGGTTTATGAGCAGCGCGACGCCAGGTGTGGCCGTAGATCCTGACGGGGACGTGTACGTGAACTTGGCGTTTATCGGTGCATAGAGGCCCTCGAGGCCCCACTCAATAGGAGGACCTGTGCGTCTAGCACAGACTGAAGCAACAAACATCAGGAACCGAAGTACGGTGGTACTCGAGCGCTCGGAGGAGTCGGGCCTCGAGCCGATTAAGCTCACGATCTATGCCCTGCCCCCGACATATGCGGATGACGCCGAGGCTGAAATACCCAGCCCCAATCCTCCGTTCAAAGGGTTGTCGAGAAACAAAAAAGGCCGACTCGACAAGGACGACCAAAACCGGCCGATCAAGGTCTATGATGAGCAGGACCCACAGTTCCTAAAAGACGAGTCACGTGCCAGACACCTCCAGTCCGTGAAGATGGTCGTCGACGCGCTCGATCCGTCCGAGATGGGATTCGAAACACAGAAGGACGAGCAGGATCCGTCAGGGTATTACGCGGCCGTGTTTCAGGAGATGACCGACTACGGGTTCTCGATGGGCGACTTCTTGGCGCTCGTCAAAGCTGTTGCCACCGTCAGCAATATGGAACCCAGAAGTTCACCGAGTACCAGGTGCAGAAATCCTGGGGGTTAACGGAGGGTCAGTGGGCAGCACTACCAGACATGGAGCGGGCGCGAAAGATGGTGTTCGCAGGCTTGGAGTCTGATGTCCAGATGTATCACGAGAATAAGACGGTTCTCGATAAACACCAGGTCGACCTTGAGGACTGGCTTGAGATGGACGGAAGAACCAATGACGATCTCCCAAGCGCTGATAGCGAAGCTCGGCGTCGACATGCGCGACTACCAGAAGGGCATGCGGAAAGCCCGGCGGATTGCGAAGGAAGCGTCCGAGCAGATCAAGACCGCCTTCAAACGTGCTGGTATTGCAGCCGCTGCGCTCGGCACGGCCGCGCTCGCTCTTGGCGCCAAGTTCACGAAGTTGGTGATCGGCGCAGCTGATTCGGCTGAACAGTACCGCGTGAGACTTGACGCCTTACTTGGGAGTACCGAGGAAGGCGCGCGCGCGTT